CGACCTCGGCCAGCCAGGCGGCCGACGCCTCGGCGCCCATGCGGCGACGGACATAGCCGATCACGAGGGCTTCGGCCTCCGTTTGTTTCTCGGCGATGTCCAGGTCGTGCTCGCTCACGGGCGGCGTGCCGCTGGCCGGGATGTTCAAATGCCGCCGGGCCTGGTCCAGGGTGACGAGCGCCATCAGTTCACCGTCGGCGGCGTGGTCTCGTCGACCGGCACGGTCGGCACGGTCGGCGCGGGCATCGCCCTCGCGAAGGGGTCGGCCGCATCGCGCTCGGCGAGCGCCCGCAGCGAGAAATACTGCTGCTGCAGATACGGCGTGTCGCCGCCCACGACGGGCCCCAGGCCGAAATAGCGGAGCCGCGCTTCATTCGGCGTCATCGTGCCGGAGCCCACCGCATCGGCCGCCGCCTTCGTGCGCGTGGCCGTGTCCATCCAGATCAAATCGTCGACGTCGATGGCGACCCCGAGATTCACGGGGAGCGCCAGGCCCGCGCCCAGCGAGGCCTCTAAATTGACGATGGGACTCTGCAGCGCACCCGCGTAATACAGCTGCACGATCAGTTCGTTGTTCGCGTACGGGGCCCCCTTCGTGCCGTTCAACAAAAAGATCGGCATCCCAAAGGCCGCGCAGATTTCTTCCTCGGTCTTGTTCAACTGTTCGATCAGTTGCGCTTCCCCGGCGGGAATCCCGAGCGGTTCGTATTTCAGGTTGTTGCCGAGCACCGCGACCCGGCCGATGTTCTCGCCCGAGAATTTCTTCTCGAATTCGGTTTTGATCCGTTCCTGCTGCTCCGTATTGATCGCGGTGGGCGCCAGGATCAGCCCACCCGGGTTCGACCCGTTCGCAAAAAATTGCGTACTCGCGTTGAGGATCGTCAACCCTTGGTGCGCCGGCAGTGCCGCCGCGTAGAGCGGCGACATCCCCACGAGCGGATGGAAGAGGCACACCATCCGGTCGTGAATGATTTCGCTCGCCGGCATCGTCACGTCGATCGGCGGGCCGAGGCCCACGAGCTCGTCCTTGCGGAGTTGGTAGAACACCGAGCCGTCGGGCGCGACGAGCACCGTCACATACGACGGGTTCAACACATAGAGGCGGTTGACCACCCCGCGTTGATCGCGGCCCTTCAACACGTAGGTGTTGCCCCAGATCAACTTCGAGACGATCCACTGCTCGAGGAATTTTTCGATCGTCTGGTAGTGATTCGGGGTCCGCAAGACCGGCGAGTACGCGGGATTCGTGGTCGCGGTCCAGACCCCGGGAGTGGTTTCCTCCACGAGGTCGATGCCGCACTTGGAGATGTCCTGCGCGATGCGCGTCACGCAGGCGAACACCGTGGGATTAGCGAGGACCGTCTGCGGGCGGATCTCCTGGTTGAGTTGCCAGGCCCCGGTGAAGGGTTCGCGCACGACCATCGGCCACCAGCCGTCGCGCCCGCTCGGCGAGAGCGGGGACAACGGCAGCGCCGCCTTGCGCACGAGCAGCTCGAACCCGAAGATCCGCATGTCCGCCCGTCTTACGTCTTGCGGGTCGGGGGCGTGGGTTCCGCCGCGAAGCCGGAAGGCGCCGGGTACGCCGCGGCCGTCAGGTAGTACACGGCGGCCGTGCTGATCCGTTTCCAGTTCACGAACCGTTCGGCGCGCAGCCCGACCAGGTTGTTCTGCCAGAGCGAGACCATGACCGTCGTCGCGGTCGCCGGCGAGTCCGGGGCCGAGTCCATCTGCAGCGACGCCTCCCGCGAGACGTCAATCGTGACCCCGCCTTCATCGGCCATCAGCACCAGCGAGGGCTGCACGCCGATGATGTTGCCGGCCGCGGCCTGGGAGGCCACGACGGTGATCCCTTCGACGGTGCCGCCGGACGCCGTCATGTTGGGGAATAAGCGATTGCCGCTGGCATCGCGCCGGAACGCGAGCGCGAGGGCATTGCCTTCCGACATGATGAGCGCCGCGCCGCCAATCGGAATGTTGTTGGTGGCGAACGTCCGCAGGATCGTGAGGACGTCGGCGAGCGGATCGGTGGTCGCCGCCGCCGTGCCGGCGCCGTTGGTGATCGAGGCGGGATTCACGCCCGTGACCGCCGCGACCGCCGGATCAATCAACTGCGCGTCCAGGAATTGGGCAATGCCCGCGATCATGTCGGCCCGGACGAGCGCCTCGGCCGACGGATTCGAGAGGCGCACGAGCTCCTCGGTGAGCACGATGATGCCCGTCGCCTTGGAGATGTCGAGCGTCACCGCACTGAACGCGAGCTTGGTCACGGGTTTCGGCTTCGCCTCGCCGACCCACCCATACGTCCCGCCCGCGGTTTGCGCCGGCACCTTCGTGTTGAAGGGCACTTTGCGCCAGTTCGGGATCTTGCCCATGATGGTCGCCGGGCGCAGCAGCTCGATGAAATCGTTGGCGATGTTCTGATTCACGAGCGGCCCGGCCCAGGTCGCATCGGTGCTCGTGCCCGCGGCCACGGCGGCCTTGAGCGCCAGGGCGACCTCGGGCGTCGAGTCGTTCCACCGTTTGGCGTATTCGGCCGCCTCAAACAGGTTGCCGTTACACACGGCCTTCGCGCACGCCAGGCGGACAAACGAGGTCCCCTGCGGCAGTTGCGACTTGACCTGAATCACCGGGACCGGCGCCGCCACGGGCGCGATCGCCGGCGTGATGGGCTGCGCGGCCGCGGCATTGAGGCCATCCATTTCGCGCAAGCGTCCGAGGTGCGCGTCGATCGACTTCACTTCGACCTTCAGCCCCTCGTATTCGTCGACTTGTTTCGGGTCGAGCGTGGCCCCGGTATCGGCCGCCGTCTTCATCAAGTCGGTCATCCGCGCCGCTTTGGGCGCCCGGGTGTTCGACCATTGGGTGATCTGTTCGGGAATGGTCATAGCTGGCGCGTCCTTCATCGCGCGTACTACCGGAAGACCCGCGGCAGCGGGAGGGTCAGGGAGTTGGTCGCCCAGGTCGAGGGCTTTGACGGTGAGGATCGTGGCGTCCCGATTCGCGGGAATGGTCACGAAGGAGAGCTCGCAAATTTCGCTCCTGACGATCCGCGTGACGCCGCCTTTCACGAATTCGATCCCGTCCGCCAGGATGCGGAATCCGATCGAGGCCCCGCGCAACAGGCCGCTGTCCACCAGTTGCAGCGTCTCCGTCACACGGTCTTTCAAGGCCCCGGGCCCGTCAACGGTCGCGAGGGTCGCTTCGAAGCCGATCGCGTCGGCGCGCGTCTCAAGCGTCGCCCACCCGATGGGCCGTTCGACGTCGTGATGCAGCAAAAGCGGGATCGGATTCTTGAACGTGGCGCCGGCAATGTCGAAGATGTGGCCTTGCCGATCAAGGCTCGGGGTCGTCGCGATGCCGCGGAACGTCCGACGCTCCCGATCAGCCGCTTTGAGGTCGAGGACCGCCCACGCACGATGGAGGGCGGGCGCAGGATCAGCCATGAATGCCGCTGAGTGTGGCGCCAGGCCCGACCCGACCAATTAATTCAGTAGGAATAATTCAGCGCAGACGGAGCGTGAGCAGGCGCCGAATCGTCCGTGAGACGCTTTCCTGCTCTTTGGCGGCCAGCTTGATCAGGCGGTCATGCGCGCTCACCGGGAGCCAGGCCGAGACGCTCGATCGCGGCTCGTCAATCTTCGTGGAGCCGCGTGGCCGGCCTGGGCGTTTCATGGGGTCAGACGATGAAGACTTGATACTCCGGCGCGGGCGCCGCGGCGATCAACATGGGACTGATCGCCTGCAGGATCGCGTCGATCCCGTCGATCTTGTTCGGCGAGTTCTCCTGGTCCTGCTTGGGGATCAGCGAGTCATCGACGCCGCGCGTCACGACGACGTTGCTCGCATTCCACTTTAAGCACGGATTCCCGGTATGGCGGAACTTCTGGTATTTCACGCGGGCTTCTAATTCGCGGCAGGGCGCCGTCATCGTACGGCGATTCTTTTCGCAGACAGCGGCCGGCAACTGATCGGCTTCGAGTCTGGCCAGGAGTTGGTGCGACCCAAACGGATCGATCCGGATCGCTTGCACCGTGAATTGCTGACACCAAGCGCGGATGTCCGCTTCAATCCGCCCGAGATCCGTCATGTTGCCCTCGGTCATCTCGAGGATGCCCGCCTTGACCCATGCCGCATACGCGGGCACCGTGCGTGCACGCGCCGCCACGACCTCCCGCGGCAGGTAGTACTTGACGAACGCGACGACATCACCGGCCCGCTCAAAACACAAGGCCACCGCGGTGAGGTCGTCGCGTTGCGCCAGGTCGGCGCCGATCCAGCACCGCTCGCCCGTGAACTGCTCGAGGCGCAGCGTCTCGTCCGCGCACGCATCCCACTGGGTCATCGACAGCCAGGTCTTGGCGCTCTGCGCCCATTCCGAGCACACCTTGACGCGAAACTCGCCCTCGAGGCCCGGCGTCAGTTGCGCGTCGGCGCAGTACGATGCCACCCACTCGCGCGTCGGCGTCGTGCCGATCATCGGGTTGGCCTTCGCCCACACGCCCGCATCGCGCCAGTCGTCGCCGTCGTCGATCGTGTAGATCAGCCCGAGCACATGATCGGCCTCGAAGACCTGTTGTAAGACCTTCGTGACCATCGTCCGCAAGGCGTAGCCGACCGAGAGCAGATCGTACCCGGCCGTCGTCGGACACAGCAGCAAGGGATTCGTGCGCGCCCCTTGCGCCGACTTCAACACGTCGTGCAAGGCGAACTTCTGCGCGTGACTCTCGTCGAGCACGATGCAGCTCGGATTCAGCCCGTCCTGTGTCGAGGCCTTCGCATTCACCGGCTTGATCGATCCGTCGTCGCTGACGATCGCATTCGCGAGCGCCTGCAGGCCCTGCGCGCGCAGCCAGGGGGACCGGGCCACCATTCGTTGCGCAATGCCGAACACGATCCGCGCCTGGCTCCCCGTCGTCGCGCCGCAGACGACCGAGGCCCCCGGTTCGTGTTCATGCAGCAGATGAAACAGCGCCAGGCCGGCCATCAGCGTCGACTTGGCCGCCTTGCGCCCGATCTCGAGATACCAGATCGTGAACCGCCGCCGCGCCAGATGCGCCCGGCGGCGCCACCCAAACAGACACGAGACCCAGAACACCTGGCAGGGTTCGAGCCGAATCGTCAGACTGCTCCACGTCCCCTCGACGTGCGGGAGCTGCTCGAGAAAGGCGCACGCCTCGGCCGCGTGCGCGTCACTCCACACGTACGGCCAGCTCGGATCGGTCGCCCGCATCATGTCGCGGTCCTGGCGCTCGCAGGCCAGGCGCACCCATTGCGAGGCGGGGATCCGGCCGCCCACGACATCCGCCGCGTACTGCCGCGCCAAGAGGCCGTAATCGCGTGCTGAGCCCCGTGGCACGCCGATCGGACGCCGGGTCGACCTCCGCGTCACCGGTTGCTTACCGGGCTGAAACGTCCCGCGCCGCGCCTTCTCAGCGTCACTCACCCGCGGCCGGCCGCGCGGACGCGTCGGGGCGGGCGCCGTGCCTTGGGTCGATTGGCCCACTCAGTAAATCCTTCGTGAAACTTTAGGCACCAGGCGGTGTCCCGACGCGATCGTGATCAACATTTGCCTACCCCCCGGTGTCTGACCGCGCCGCGCGTCGCCTCGGCCGTGGTCTTCCGATCGTGACAGGCGTCGCACAACGCCTGCGTGTTCGCGTCGGCCTCGGTCCCGCCTTCCGCGAGCGGCGTCACATGGTCGCGCACGGTGGACACGGCCTCTCCGCAGTGCTGACAGAACGGCTGCGCCCGGAACAGTTCATGTCGGCGACGCATGCGCTCGCGGCCCCGCAAGCGGGGCACGGGCTGCGCGTGGCCCCAGGCGGGCCGGCGATGCTGCTGGCAGCCAGCCTGGCCACAGGTCGCGCACGCGCGGGGCGGGGCCATCGGCATCAGCCGATCCTCCGCGTGGCGTCGAGCCGGTGCGCATACTCCTCGGCCGATTCCTCCACGTCGCGATGCACCAACCGCACGACCTGGCGGCGCACGGCCGCCGGCACACGTCCCGCGAGCAGATCGAGGCAGTCCCGCGTGCTCGCGACGAGCCAGTACTGGGTATCGCCCGCGCGGGTGATGTTCCTCGCGCGCCGCGTCCGGTGCCCCCGTTGGCCCCTCGTCACCGTCGGCCTTTCTTCGTCGCTTTCTTCGCGCCGCGCCGGCGCTGATGCGAGTGCAGCGGCCGGTTGACCCGATCCGCGGCCGTGGCGAGCTCGAGCGGCTGCCCGTTCACGTCTGTTTCGAATTCCGCGACCGGCAACTCGGGCTGATCGTCGTCCTCGTCGTCTGGCTCCTCGTCCTGGAAGTCAGCGGACGGTTCCGCCTCGTCGAAGCTGACGAACTTCATCCCGTTGCGCCAGGCCTCGACGAACCCGAGCTCCTTGTCACTGACGGGCCCGAACGTCGCCTTCAATACGCACGCGTACCCGGTGACGCCCTTCTCGGTCCGCGCGTAGATCCCGGTCACCTTGACGTGGTCGAGGCGCATCGTCGCCTTGGCCGTCTCAGGGGTCGCGTAGATCTCGAGCGCCTGCCGCGGCACGCCGAGCGAGAAATTCACGCGCGCGAGGTGCGGATGCGGATCGGGATGGCTCAGTTTGAAGAGCGTCGTGCGCACGTCAGGATGCAGCGCCGTCGCGAGTTTCGCATCGAACGGCTGCACGCGCAGCGTCAACACGATGACCTTGACCTCGCCGTCTTTGCGTTTTTCCGTCGAGTGCACCACGGCGTCACACGTGAGGCCGATCTTGCCCACGTCGAAGAGTCTGGTCACGGATGCGGTCCTTTCGTCATTGCGCGAGCTCGAAGAGCGGGTGATCGTGCGCGAGCGGCACGACGCCGGCCGTCGACTCGACGCGCACGTCGACATACGGCGACTGGCCGAGCGGCGCGTAGCGTTTCATCGCGATGAGATCGACGATCTGCGCGTCGTCCTGATAGACGATGCGCGTGAGCGCGTCGCCCAAACTCCGGGCCAGCTTGTCCACATCGGGCGCTTTCGTATGCGCGGTCACGCGCCGCGGGAGGGACTTCGGCCGCGGGAGGTAGAACGCGACGGTCAGGCGGACGCCTTCCATCAACAGCGTCCGCTCGCTCGCCGGGAGTTGCTGGATCGCGTGACTCGCGCCCTCGGCGACGAGCGTCTGCCACGATTTCAAATTCCGATTGGTGTCGGTGATGATCGGCCGCGTCCAGCCGCGCGGCACGAAGGCGCGCTTACTGCCCATCTGCTGCGCGACGCCGATCACGCGGAATTCCAGCGTCACCGAAAGTCCTCGGCGCGCGGACACGTGGCAAAGTGCGACGGCGTGATCGCCGTGTCGATCTCGGCGAGCGTGCGCCCACTGAACAAGTCCGGTTGCGTCGAGACGGGGATCGGCGATCCATCGAAGGGGTGCTTCGCGCCGGTCCGCGTTTCGGCCCATACGATCGGCCGGCCACAGCCGCGGCAGCGGCCCGTGTAGAGCGAGTCCTGGTAAATCAGCATCAGCCCTCCTCGCGACAGCGGCCCGGGTACACCGGCGCGAGGCGCCCGCGCATCGCGGCGAAGTCCGCGTGCCAGTGTTCCGCGAGTGGATGCGCGGCAAACCCGCTGATGATCTCGACGCCGCACTCGGGACACTCCCAGAGATCCGCGTCCCAGAGCTTGTACGGGGCGCCGTCCTCCATCCGTTCCTCGACCGTGACGGAGTTCTTCTTCACCGCCATGAAGCGGCCGCAGCCGCACAACACACTCGACGCGGTTGGCATCGTCACTTCTCCGGCGGCAACATCTCGAGCAGCTTCTTCGCATCATTGAGACTCAAGGGACTCGCCGCCGATTGCGCGATCCACGCAATCAGGGTCCCGAGGGTGCGCTTAACGGTGGCGAGTTCGCGCTGCGTTTGTAGAAGGCGGCGCTCGAGGTCGTCCTTCGGCAACTCAGCCCTCCATCCCCGGCTCGCGATCGAGCATCGCGCTGGTGAACGTCACCAGCCGGCCGAAGCGCGGCATCGTCTCGGCCAGTCCGAAGAAGTGATCCCGCGCCTGATACCACCGCGCGAGCTCCTCCCCGTGCGCCCAATGCCCGATGATCTCCACCTGGTTGCGCCGCGTGTTGAAGGCCCGCTCGTACGCGTCCTCGAAGAGCGAGACGAGGGTCGGCACGAACCGCTGCGGCCGCTCATCGACGCCCGCGCGGCCACAGTCCGAACAGCGACACGGCTGATCCTCGTACCGCATCGCGGCCGCCCGTTCGTGCTCGTCCATTTCCGCGACCGACATGACGCGGCGATCGGCGGGCGGCGTGGCCGTCGTGATGGTCGGCAGTTCGGCCACCCACTCAGAGATGCTGGGGAATCGTTTGCACTTCGCCATGACGAGTTTCCCCGCCGTCAACACCGCTTCGAGCGACCAGGGCTCGAGGACTTTGAAATACGTCTTCGTCAATTCCTCGGACTCACTCGGTTTCACTTTCAGCCGATAGGCACCGCAGACGCGCCCAAAGGCGCGGTCGAAGGTGACGAAGTCGCGATCAAACATCGGATCTCTCAATCAACCCCGGGCTTGCGCTCTGGCGCTGAAGGCGCCGCCGCGCGCCCTGGTACCGATCTCAGTACGAGCAAGATCCTTCTTAGTGGTACGGGTACGGGATCGCGGGCGCGCGCGCGCGCAGGATCGACGGAATCCGCACGGAATCCGTGCGGAAACTTCGCGGAATTGCCGGGAACAGCAAGAACTATTCCGCGCCGTCACTCGTGCCCGTTCCGGTGCTTGCGTAGCCGATCCTCCTTGCGTTTTCTCTTGATCTCGCTGGCCGACGGGTTGTACTCGCGGAAGTCGTGAATCTGATAGCCGCCGGTCACTTTTTCGAGTAAATCCGCCTTCGCAAGCGCGCCAGCGATGGAGAGTGGATTCTCGACGTGGCTGAAGCCGACGATCACGTCCTCGGGCAGAAACCCGTCGGTCAAGTGCTTGTTACTCCAGAGCAGGGTGACGGCATAGAACCCGAGCGCGACCGCCGGCCCGTTCTTGCCGATGAGCCGCCCGGCCGCGAAAATCTTGCGGTGGTCGATCAACGTGTCATCGAGCTTCGACCACACGCGCCGACCTACCCTTCCTGCGCCGCGGCGGCTGTTCGTTTCTTCCCGCCGGGCGCTCCCGTTTTCGGCGCCGCCTGCTGCTCGAGCAGTTGCTCGCGCGCGAACTGCAGCCCGGCGATCCGGTCATCGATCCGTTGAATCACTCGCTCGACTAGTGAGACGCGTTTCGTCATACGTCCTTTCGTGGCTACATCGCGGGGGCACTCAGCGCGTCTTCACTCGACCATCACCCTTCGATAAAACCGCTCGACGCGTGCCGCCGTCTCGGCGAGCACCTGGTCGTGACGGATCTGCAGCGCCGGCACGCGCGCCTTCGATCCGAGTCGCCGGGCGAGTTCCGTCTTCGTGAAGCCTTCCCGCAGCAGTTTCCGCACGCGCTGCAGCGTGGGCTTCGCCGGCACCAGGGCGTGATCGGCGACGGCGTCCCGATCGATCGCGAGCACCCGGCGCGCGGCCTGGGCGCGCACCCGCGCCTTGCCGCGAAAGAGGATCCCGGCGAGAACCGTCTTACTGACGTCGGCCGCGGCCGCGACGCTCTTGTAGCCGACACTTTGCCGCGAGAGTTTCTTGAGATGCGCCCGGACCGCGTCCGCCGGCACCAGGCCATTCCACACGAGCCGCGCGCGACAGCGCCCGCAG